ATTACATTTCTGCTGAAGATTAAAAAAATAAATTTGCAATTTGTTGAATTTTATGATAATGGTGGAAAGCGTGGAGATTGTAGAGCTTGTTGGGATAAAAACGTGCCTATTATTGCATATGTAATGCATGGTCGTAAAGTCACAAAAATATTAAAGGAAGCAACATGAAAGGATTTTTTATAAACCCTAAAGACAAAACAATAAAAGAAACTATACTATACCACAACACAGAAAATGGTATCTCTAATTTAATAGATACAATAAAACTTATATTAGAGGTGGACTTTATAGAAAAACTATGGTATAATAATAACTACTCTTTATATTATCAGAAACAAGACAATCTTTCTAAACAAAAAGAACTATGTTGGTTTGAAATTAAAGGAACAAAAGAAACTAAAATAATTTTTGGTTCTGCATTGATGGTTCCACACATTTTAGAAGATAAAAAGAGTTTTAATATAACATTTCTTGATGACTATGAGCCACCAACACAGGACTTTATTTTATGAAAAAGAAATATATTAAAAAATTGAAGGAAACTATGCGTTCAATTCAAGTTGAATGGTTACGTAGTTTATTATCCGAGGTTGATGGCGCACAAATTACAACAGAAAATGTCGCAGAATATTTGAGTGATGAAACACATACATTTATTAATGGACAATTTGAATTATCTTTTATGTCTGATCGTTGGATATTAAAACAACTAAAAAGAAATCCAACAATTAAAACATTTAAAGAATTAGAACAATTAAATAAATTAAAACAAGGAACAAAGGAAACAACATGGATGAATATGTAGTAACAGTATTGATGGATGGAGATAAGAAACCAATAGAATTAAAAAACTTTGGTAGTTGTCCAGAAGAAGTAATAGATAATCTCGTACAAATTAAAGGAATAAAATATCTTTATCATCTTAAAAGAATTAAAGATAATGAAATATGGGATTTTGAATCAGACCTTGAACCATTAAGAGAAATAAGAAAATTAGTAATGGACTCTGATGGACAAGTTGGACTTGAATTAAAAGTAGTAGAAGATGACGAAAAAGATAATTCAGAATTACATTAAATTCTGCTTGACTTCTTGAGCGTTTTCTGTTACAATACACACACAGAAAGAGAAAAGGGATAAAATTAGAGTATCGGAATGCCCTCTATCTCCTAAAAATAAAACCGATTGTGTCTCGTAAGGGTAGACAGCTCTTAAACCCTTACATTAATATTAATTATAATTTTAAATATAGAGGAAAATTAAATGATTAAAGAAGCTAAATGTAAGTATGCATGGATATTAACTCCTAATACTAAATTTCAACCAACCTATACTATTAACTTAGAAGTTTCTGAAGATGAATACAACGAGTATAAATCTCAAGGCTTCCCTGTTAAAGAAGATGAGGATGGTTTCTACATGATTATTAGGCGCAAAGTTGATGGACCTAATGGTATGAAACGTGCTGCTCCTAGACTATTTGATATAGACAAAAACGAAGTTGATGTTCAAGTTGGCAATGGTTCTACAGTTCGTGTTCAATTTAATCCATACACAGGCGAAAATCAATACGGTAATTATGCTGGCTTTGATTTACAAGCGGTTCAAATTCTTGACTTAATAGCTGGTAAATCTCAAGACGGTGATGAATTACTAAGTGGTGGGGAGGACTTCTAATGGAAGAGCAAAAAATATCTTTAACAATTCAAGATGTTTCTTATTCTCAAGATGAGATGGATACTCCTGCAAGACTAAGAGCATTTAATAATATTGTTGGATTACAAACAGAGTCAGTCCAACTTGATGATCGTAGAATTGACAACCAAATTCGAACTAATGGCTGGATAAATATATTCATTCAATTAATGAATGAACCAGAACCATCCGAAGTTGTTGAGGAAAATACGACAGAAAAAAAATTAGAATCTGACGATTCTTAATTCCAACTGGCTAGATCTATATTATATATAAAGATATATAGGTCTAGCTTTTTAATTTCAGGAGATAGAAATGGAACTTAAACAAAGTACATTTGTAAAACATAAATTACCATGTCCTACTTGCGGTGGTTCAGATCCAGTATCATTAAATGGTGATGGCTCTGCTAAATGCTTTAGTTGTGGCACATTTTTTACAGATTATAAAAACCCCAACGGAACAACTACAAGTATAAAAGCACCTACAAAAAATACATATTTAAATTCTTATACAGGTACTTATGGTGCTTTAACAGATAGAAATATATCAGAAAAAACAGCTAAAAAATATGGTGTTCGTGTTGTATATGGTAATGATGGTTCAATTGTAGAACATATTTATCCTTATTATAATGGCAATGAAATTATTGCTGTTAAAACTAGGTATGTAAATAATAAAAGCTTTAGAGTTAGTGGAACTTTTGAAGGTACAGGATTATTTGGTGAGCAGTTATTTAATAAAGGTGGTCGATATCTTACTATAACAGAAGGCGAATGTGATGCCCTTGCTGTTGCAGACTTAGGAATTAAAACGTCTGTTGTTTCAATTAAACGTGGTTCATCAGGAGCAGTACGTGATATTAGAGATAGTATAGAATTTATTGAGTCATTTGAAAATGTTATTATATGTTTTGATAATGATAAAGCAGGAAGAAAAGCAGCACGAGAAGTTGCTCGTATATTAAGACCAGGAAAGTCTAGAATATTACAACTTCCTAATGGTTACAAAGATGCAAATGATATGCTTCAAAATAATAAATTTGCAGAGTTTACTAAAGCGTGGTTCGAGGCTAAAACATATACACCAGCAGGAATTGTAGAGTTATCTAGTAAAAAAGATAATTGGATAACAAGAGAAATTAAAGAAAGCATTGCTTTTCCATATGAAGGTTTGAATAAAAAACTATATGGATTAAGAAAGAATGAACTCTTAACACTCACAGGTGGAACAGGACTTGGTAAAAGTAGTGTTGTTAGAGAGCTAGAACATTGGTTAATCAAACAGACTAATGATAACATAGGTATCATGGCACTTGAAGAAAACTGGCAACGCACCGCAGACGGTATTATTTCTATTGAAGCTAACGATAGAATTTATATTAATGAAGTAAGAGAAAAATATTCAGAAGAAAAGCTATCTGATTTATTTGATAATACAATACAAAAAGATAGAGTATTTATTCATGCTCATTTAGGAGTCAATCATATCGAAGAAATCTTTTCTAAATTAAGATACATGATTATTGGATGTGAATGTAAATGGATTATTATTGATCACTTACATATGCTTGTATCATCTTTAACAGACACAGATGAAAGACGAGGTATTGATATATTAATGACCAAGCTTCGTAGTTTAGTAGAAGAAACAGGAGTTGGTATGATATTAGTTTCTCATTTACGTAGAATAGGTGGTGACTTAGGACACGAGAAAGGTGTTCAAGTATCGTTGAGTCATTTAAAAGGATCACAAGCTATAGCGCAACTATCAGATTGTGTTATTGCAATTGAAAGAAATCAACAAGCTGAAGATATAAAAGAAGCTAATACAGCTATTGTTCGTGTATTAAAATCTAGATATACAGGATTTACAGGCTATGCTTGTTCATTATTATATAACGCAGACACAGGAAGACTAACAGAATTAACAGATGAGGTAACATTTGAAAATGAAGACGATATCCCATTCTAATAATACTAGTTTACAAGCAAAATCTCGTTCTATTATTTTTGATATTGAATGTAATGGACTTACTCCCGATACTATATGGGTTATAGTAGCTAAAGAATACAACGGAAAATCTTTTGTATTTAGTTCTGCCTCTAATAATATAGAAGAAGGAATAAAACTATTAGCAGAAGCGGATACTTTAATAGGACATAATATAATAAGTTTCGATATTCCAATTATAAAAAAATTATATAACGTAAATTTATTATCTAATAAAAATATTATTGATACGCTAGTAATGTCAAGGTTATATAATCCTGTCCGAGAAGGTGGACACAGTTTAAAAAGCTGGGGATATCGCATAAAAGTTTATAAAGAAGACGAGCCTGATTCGTGGGATGAGTTTGATCCTAAAATGATACCTTATTGTAAGCAAGATGTCATAGTTAATGAAGCAGTCTACAATAAATTAGTAGAAGAAAGCGTTGGTTTTTCTAAAGATTCTTTTTATATAGAACATGAAGTAACTAAAGTTTTGCAAGAACAAGAAGAACATGGCTTTTATTTTGACGAACGAAAAGGTATGGAACTTCTTGCTTCATTACAAAAGAGAATGAAAGAAGTAAAAGAAGAAGTCCAAAAAGTATTTAAACCTAAGTGGGTAGATGATAAACTTGTATCACCTGACTTAAAGAAAGACGGAACCCTATCCAAACGAGGATTAACAGCCGAAGAATATAATAAAATATTAACTGAATTAACTCTTTTGCGTAGTGTAAATGGAATACAAGAAGAGGATTTTAAAAATCCAAAACCAAAACCATTTATGCGAAAGAAACTAAGAGAATTTAACCTTGGTTCTCGTAAACAAATAGGAGAATATTTACAGGACTTTGGTTGGAAACCTAATAAATTTACACCAACAGGACAGCCTATTATAAATGAACTATCTTTAGCAAAGATAAAACATATTCCAGAAGCAAAATTAATTGCAGAGTTTTTATTACTTCAAAAAAGAATAGCGCAAATAGATTCATGGATAGAAGCTGTTGAAAAAGATAATAGGGTTCATGGGTTTGTAATTCCCAACGGAACAATTACAGGAAGAATGTCTCATCGAAAGCCAAACATGGCTCAAGTTCCTAGTGTTGCTAGTGAATATGGAAAAGAATGCAGAGAATGCTGGACTGTTGATGAAGGATATAAATTAATAGGTATTGATGCAAGTGGATTAGAATTAAGAATGCTTGCACACTACATGAAAGACGAGAGGTATATACATGAAATCTTGGAAGGAGACATACATACATTCAATCAAAAACTTGCAGGGCTTAAATCAAGAGATACAGCTAAGACTTTCATCTATGCCCTTATCTACGGAGCAGGAGATGAGAAAATTGGAAAGGTGGTTGGAGGAAACAACAGAGTTGGTTCTAGCCTTAGAAGACGTTTCCTCAATAATCAACCATCACTTAAGGCTCTTCAAAACAAAGCTAAAAGAACAGCAAAACGAGGACACTTAAAAGGTTTAGATGGTCGAAAAATATTTATAAGAAACGACTATGCTGCTTTAAATTTTCTACTACAAAGCGGTGGTGCTATAGCCATGAAGAGAGCGTTAATTATACTAAACAAGGAAGCTAATAAAAGAAATCTAGACTTTAAGTTTGTTGCTAACATACACGATGAATGGCAAGTAGAAGTCCACGAAGCACACGCTGAATATTTTGGTAAGCTTGGTATAGAAGCAATCAAAGAAGCAGGAAAATATTATAATCTTCGGTGTCCGTTAGATGCCGAATACAAGATAGGGAACACATGGAATGAAACACACTAATAAAAAATGCACTAAATGTGGAGTAAAATTAAACGATGATAACTGGTTAAAAAGTGTAAAAAAAATCGGATGGTATAGTTGTTCTGATTGTCGTAAAGAATATATGAAATTACCACATATGGTTAAAAGAAACACAAATAGAATGTATGTAAATGGAAAATATGTACCACAAGAACATCCTTTACACAAGCCAGGTCGTTTTAAAACTTTTGAAGATGCAGCTTTTGCTTCTTTAAAAGGATATACTAAAACTAAAAGTGGCTATGTTTATGTTCTTTCTAATCCTGCATGGAAAGAATGGATTAAAGTTGGAATGGCTATAGATGCAGAAGACAGGTGTAAAAGTTTACAAACAAGCAGTCCTCTTAGAGATTATTGCCTACTATATGCAAGAAAATTTAACAACAGAAGAAAAGCAGAAACAAAAACTATGAACAAACTTAAGAAAATTGTCAAAGAACATAACGGAGAATGGTTTAAAACAGACAGAAATACTGTACAAGAAGTTATAGAAAGACTATCAATAACATTATGAAAAAATTAAAAACATTAGTAGCAGATATTTATAAGACCATCGAACCTTTAGGCAGAAGAGAAAATATAAATATAACAGACGAACAAATAGAAGACTTTGGCGAAGCAATGAAAAACGCGCTAAAAGAATGGGCATTCTATCAAGGAAGCGATAAGCCAACTTTACGAATGTCAAACATCGGAAAACCCTCTAGACAACTATGGTATGAAATGAATACCAAAAACAAAGATGTTTCTTTTAGCGCACCTATATTAATAAAGTTCTTATATGGTCATCTTCTTGAGCAGTTAGTTTTATTTTTTGTAAAACTTTCAGGACACAAAGTAACAAACGAACAAAAAGATGTAAAAGTTTTAGGAATTTCAGGACACATGGATTGTGTTATTGACGGTGAAGTTATTGATGTTAAATCAACTTCAGGTTTTTCTTTTTATAAATTTAAAAATGGAACACTTCCTGAAAAAGATCCATTTGGATACTTGGCACAATTAGCAGGATATGAAGCTGGAATGAAAACAGACAACGGAGGCTTCTTAGCTATCAACAAAGAAACAGGAGAATTATGTTTGTTTATACCAGAAGATCTTGACAAACCTAATATTAAACTTAAAATTAAAAATACAAAGGCTTTAATTAAAAAGTCTTCTCCTCCAGACCTTTGTTATCAACCCGAACCCGAAGGCACTAGTGGAAACTTTAAGCTTCCTAGTAACTGTAAATACTGTCGTCATAAATTTGAATGTCATAAAGATGCAAACGAAGGCAAAGGTTTGCGTGTCTTTAAATATGCTAGAGGACTTACTTATTTTACAGAAGTAGTTGTGCAACCTAGAGTAGAAGAGATTACAAATGAGTGGAAAAAGATCAAAACAGATTAGAAAAAGAGCAAGAAAACTACAAGTAGAATGGATTAATAGTCTTCTTCCTGAAGGAGAACAAGTAACTTTGGATACTTTAAAAGAAGCAATGCCTGATCAAACACATTTTATGCAGAACAGAACACTTAGGCTTTCTTTTATGTCCAATAAATGGATAGAAAAACAAGTTAAAAGAAATTTTAATATAACCCTAAAAGAACTAATGAATTATTATGAATAGAGATGCTTTAGAAAAAGAGATACCTATTAGTGAAGTAGAATTAGATGAACTGCTTATTTCTATTGGTGGAACATTGTTTGCTGGCGCAGACATGGAAGAAATAGATAGCTTACTATTACACAGACTAGAAGATTTAATAAAAGCAGAGTTAATTGTTAGAGAAAACAAAGGTATACCAGAAGGAGAAGTAATACACTAATGCGCAAGCCGAGAGTTAAAAGACCAAAAGAAAAAGACTTACCCAAAGGATACGACTCCAAGTGGGAACATAGTTTACACCAAAGCATTCTTAAAAACTGGGAACACCACAAAGGCTCAGTAGAGTATTCTGTTCCACACACATACCATCCTGATTTCATAAGATCTATTGATGGTAAGATGATATATCTTGAAGCAAAGGGCAGGTTTTGGGATTATCAAGAATACAGTAAATATAAATGGGTTAGAGAATACTTACCGAAAGATTATGAATTAGTATTTTTATTCTCTGATCCATATGCACCTATGCCACAAGCAAAGAAACGAAAAGACGGAACAAAGAGAAGCCACGCAGAGTGGGCAGAGAAGAATAAATTCAGGTGGTTTGATAAAGATAGTTTACCTAAAGAATGGAGATAAACAAAAGAGGAAAATGTTATGAGTAATAGAGGAACAGAAGACAGAAGACAACGCATAGTTGATAGAGTAACTGAGGTATGGAAACTGCCAGATCGAGATGATCTTTTAGATGATTGTATTGATTATGTAGCAAAGAACTATTCCCATAGTTACGAGATAAAAGATTTGATAATAACATTCTTATTAAACAAATGCGCTGATGCTCTGTCAACAGCAGACCTAAGAGATATGGCACGTATTGATAATATGCAATACGAAGATGGCATTAAGCCAGAAAGACATGGCTTTTTAACTTATGAAGAAGCAATACAAGCAGAAAGAGATGGCTTTTTACCTTATGAAGAAGCAACACAAGAAAAATAAAGATGGCAAAAATGATTTACTATAATGAGGAAGAAATGAAATATATTTTAGAGGAGGAAAAACAAACGAAAGATTTAGTTAACAATCCGCCACACTACAACAAAGGTAACATTGAATGTATAGATGCTATTGAAGCTATGTTGACACACGAAGAATACGTAGGATATTTAAGAGGAAACTCTTTGAAATATCGTTGGAGATTTAGATACAAGAACGGAATACAGGATTTAGAAAAAGCTAAATGGTACGAAAATAGATTAATGGAAGTTTTAAATAATAATAATAAAGGAGCTAAAAATGGCTAATAAAAAAGAAAAAACAATAACAATTAAAGTAACCGAAAGAGATTTGAATGATTTAATAAAGCATCATCGTGAAACTAGATGTGGACTTAATAGTCTTTTTGAATGTGGAGATATTATGGTTAGTGAGATGCATAGTCTTGATCATTTTCTATATACGATAGAACGAGTCTTTAATCTTGAAAAATCAAGTGAGGGTTGGTATAACTATGAAAGAGTTGTAGAATAAAATGTTTAATAATAATAATTACTATTTATTTTTTTACACTATGTTTATTTTAACATTAGGCTT